AGCTGCACGAACCGCTTTTGCAGCCACAGCTAATGTTGACATTTTATCATCATACAATGCTAGCTGGAACTCCAAATCAAATATTTCAGTTCCCGTGTCAGAATCCGTGTTCATTCGGGCAGTGGGGACAGACGAGATAAGGTCATAAACGCAGTACGGGTATGCCGTTCCTTTCGGTGCCAGAGACAACCATAATCCTCCAGCTACATCGGTATCCAAACTATGACTAGCCCAGTTCCCGTACACCGATTCCATAACATCATGAGCCGACATCAAGTACCTCCTTAACTCCAAACATAAGTCTGTGTCTCGAAGCTAAAATCTGAGGGATCATGATCGGCCACATCTCAGTTTCTTCTTGGACGAACTCAAGACAGAAGTCAATTATGTCTTGCTTATGAACTCCCCACTCGTACTTGTCGATAAGGTCATGAACACTCGATTCTGAAAAGACTATGAGACCACTCATTTGCCAGTCACCACCCTCACGATTGTTGGATACATCTCATTCAATATGGGACGCAAAAATGGTCTAGGTGCCATCTTGTTTGTCCCCAGCTCCAACGCTCTCGCATAGTTGACATGCGCTCCGATCCTAACCGTATTCTGAACTACAGCACCAACCTGAATAGACTGTTGCAATTTGCCAGTGTCCTTGTGTGGATAGTCTCCTGGCTTTGATGGCCCTGCCCTTCTTGTCGACACGTTTATACTCTTCTTGACTTTGTCAGCGTACATCAAAGCGGCCAGCTTTAATCGTCTCTGGAGACCAGTGTTGATTACCGCAAATGCCTTCTTTGAATGATCGACGACCTTAACTCCAGCACCAGTTGAACCCGTACCTGCGGAACCACCCTGACCTTGCAAGTATTTATCAGCCAATGCCCTTTGGCTCATACCCGAACCAGCATTGGCCTTCTGAAATTCATTCCATGCACTTGCCATTTACTGTCTCCTAAACATTGTCTGGATGTGAACCCAGATACCTAGCTAATACAGTCCAGCCTCGTCCCAAGTTGCCCCATTCTACCTCGCCTGCGAACAGGTAATATTTGCCGTCATATTTGATCCTGTGATTGCTATCCATACTTGGGTCTGTGTTGAAATAAACTTTCGTATCAACCTCAAGCCCTGACCTCTGATACTCGATTGACTCCCTTGCCGACATCGGACTGATCCGTGCAGAAGTAGGGGCGCCATCAACCGCAGCCCAAGTGACCTCCATGCCACCGGCAGAACCCCTAGTCTGAGTCTTCGCTTGTATCTCGATAGTATGAATATTTGACAGCTCTGATAAAGTCATCGTGTAAATGCTCCTCTGTACGAACGGTAACTGTCGAGCATACGCATAACTTGTGATGGCAAAGCTCCTCTCGAATACCCAGAGCGTTCTGCCGATCCTCCAGACACAGTGTATGAGTAATCACCTAGCGACTCACTCACGATTGCACCTGAGACAAGCCCAGCGGCTCCCGTAGAGCCGTTCAGTACAGCTTGCTTGTAGATATGCGAAACGGTTATGAGGGTCGCCAGCTTGATGTCAGAGGCGTCTGCGTCTCCACCCGTACCTGCGAGTTCATCGGATGAGTATCCCGCAGTATAGACGACCTTGACTGTCCCATATAAACTCGGCCAGTTTCCACCGACACGAATCAATGTGCCAGACTTGCTTATTCCAAGCTGGTCATACTCCAAGAAAAACTCAGTCCCTCTCGTCAACTCAGTATCGGCACTAAATGCACCAGAAGCCTGACCGAATCTTGCGTCATAATCCTCAAACACTTGCGGGTCAGTTGAGACTCCAGTTGCATTGCTATCTCTAACTGGAAGATTCTTTAAGACGAGCATATTGTTGGCAGTGGCTGACCCAAAGAACACAACCTTGCCACCACTAACATCAACCAGATTATCACGATCAGAAGACCGCCTTGTGTTGGGCAGAATCTCCGTATGTTGCTGTTGCTCAGGATCGTATCTCAGGTATTCCTTGACTGCCCTTTCAGCGTAAGGTCTGAGAGTAGTAAGCAGTGTGGGGATTGAGGACAGACCTAAGTATGCTTGGCATTCCGCATCAGTTGTTATTGCCATTTTCAGTCTCCTTGATGTCGGGTATTGATAAGTCAGGATTAGCTGATCTCAGATCAAGTATCCACCTTCTCATATCGAGACTGTTCCACCGAACCTTCTGGGCTTCCTCCAGAGAAAACAGTCGCCTCTCTAAGTCATTTAGCTTCAGCCCCTGCTCTTCAAATTTCACATCTATGTGATCTTCCGCTTGCTTGAACTTGTCATTTAACCAGCTTTGGCCGGACAACGCCATAACCACACATGACACCAGAACACCAATGGGAACCAAAGTATTCTTGTTCAACATAACAGGCTTTTGAGTAGTTTGATCTGGCATGATCTTATCCCTTCGTCCTCATCGTATTCCTTACGCCTGTCCCCTTGCATGCCTTGCATTTCCTAGCTCGCTTTCGCTTGCTTGTCATGCACAAACATTTACCCACTTTCCCGCCATCAACTTGCCCTGCGTTCCTCGATCCTAAAACAGCTTTCATCCTTTTGTCCTTTGTAAAAATGGGGCGTGCCAACTCAACGGCGGGCAGAGCCAACACGCCCCCCATAATCGACTGGGGGCGACAGTCAGATTACAGTTTACGCTTCTCGTTCTGTCGCCAATGCCGCCTTTTTAGCTGGAGTCTTTTGTGCAACAGACGTATCCTCTTCGTAGGCAGTCTCAGCAGTCGCTCCCGTGTCCCAGAAGAACTTTCTGATCTTACCCTTGACCGACGATCTTATCTCGTCCAGAGTCGGCACAGAGCCAACCACAGAACGGGCATTTCCAGCATCAATGAGTCGACGCATCCAAAACAATACTGTCTTGAACATATCCTCATCGCATGGTGTCTCAACCTTGTCGGCTGGCTTGCTCGTGACGCTGAACACATTGCTCAAAACTGAGTTTGCTTGCTCGACCAAACTGGCGTTCTCAGGATCGCCTAATGGGTCACGAATAATCATCGTCTTTGTTTCAGTATCCAAGCCAATACACATCCCAGGAAGTGCAGGCATTTGGTTCATTCCTACCGAGCTTGTCATACCTCTCAGACTAGGTGATGCTGGACTCCAACGTCCTCGCAAGACCTGACCAACAGGGCCGAACAGAATATTGCTGTTTGACTCATTCCCCAACTCGATTTCTATGTAGCTTGTCATTACCATCTTCTTACGCCCCTTTGTCGTAAATGCTTCTGATTAAAAAACGACCAGCCGCCAAACGCCATGCGCCTGACGACTGGCCGATAACTGCATACCAGTCTAGCACGCTGCGTTCATTTATTGAACATCAGCGTCTTAGCTTTGTGCATCAGTGATCTTAGCAGCAGCACCACCCTGCTCCAGTTGACCACCGAATCGCATGCGGACAACAACCAACTTCAGATTCTTCTGAGCCAGTTCTTTTCCACCAGTCTCAACACGAATGTTCAGACCCAAGCGACGATACATTCGGTAGTATCGAAGATTACAGAAAGCGATGTTAGCATTGCCAACGTCATTCTGAATCTTGTAGTCATGACCCAGTAGGCTGTAGTCGCCATGAGTATTGACTTCCATACCGAATACACGACGAGCGTCAGAGCTTCCAACGGAAATGGCTCTTGCTCGCTTGTATGTAGTATCATTTGCGATGAACACAGTTCTAGCTCGGTCAGCGGCAGAACGATACTGCTTGGCAATCCCGAACATCAAACCTTCGTAGTCATCAACAGTAGCAGGCCCTGAAGAACCATTGGTGCTGGACACAGTGGTGGTTCCACTTGCGTTCAGAATACCTTGCGGTTCAGTCGTGCCGTCACCATTAATGATTTGATTGTCCAACCACTCCATGGCTTTTTCGCCATATCGCTGTGCAACCAATGCACCAATGTTTACTGGTGAATCTTCTTCAAAATCCAAACCGATTTCCATAGCACCAACTGCGTTGTAGATGGTGGTATCGAAAGCAGAAACATAGCTGCTCGTATCGAACAAGCTGATTGCTGTTCCTTCGGCAGTTCCACTTGTGAACGATGGATTCCCTAAGCTGAAACCTTCGACTCGTCGGCCTCGGCTGATAGGTACAACATTCACCAATGGGAACAACTCACCGTGAAGAACAGGAGTCAGGATAACAGCGTCGTCGAACACGACAGGTGCAGCTTCCAAACCACCACTGGTTGAATCGTCGATCAATGATTTGATCTCAAAATCAGACAGCTTGCGGTTGTCGATTTTAGTGGCACCATTATCAGTACCAGCTCCACCAATGACACCCGACCATGAGCAGTTACGGAACGCATATTCCATAAGCTGGTTATCATGTTCAGTCATTCGCAATGCGCGTGGTACTTGTCCTCCGCTGTTGTTCAATGCCCACTTGAAGTAAGCACCGGATACAGCTTTGTCCAACTGAGAAGGCATATCTAATGCACGCCCATAAATCTCAGCAACTTGACCAGCCTTGACGTGTCCAGCAGGATTGATTGCTGCACCCTTTGTGCTGCTATATCGTTCTTCTGCACCGATAACTCGAACGTCATCATTAGCAGGAGCTGAAGCCATCATTTTTTGCCCAACAGATTTAGTCTGTGGGGCTGCTTCTTTAACATCTTGGGAATCAAGACGGGCAGCAATCTGAGCAACTGACTTAGCCAGTTCTTCGATTGCTTCATTGCTGTCTTGCTTCTCTTCAACTTGCGGTTCTGCTACAACAGCTTCTGCCTCTTCCTTAGCGGATAGAGTAGCCAGTTGCTGAACAGAAAGTACGCCTTCGTCGAGAGCTTTCATAGCGGCAGCTTTGAAATCCTCTTCAGAGGCATCTACTGGCACTGCGAAATTTTCGACAAGCCATGCTCGTAACTGTGGAGTCATTTCCATAGTTATGATCCTTCCTTAAAAAAACTGTTTACTCGTCAGTATATTTAGCAGTCAATCTGGCTCTTAGCTCTTTAATTGATGCGTTCAAAACCAACTTTGTTTGACCCAAAACGCTCAGGTCATGTATGGTTGCATCGAACATTTTCGCACATAGTGCCGACGACAATTCTTCGATGCTGTGCTGAGAAGATAGTGACTGCTTGCAGCCGCAACCTCCCCCGCTGTTCTCGTCTGTTTTTTGTTCCTCGTCTTGGGCTTCTTCCTCGTCATCGCCCGCAGACTTGTCCATGTCATGGTGGGTATTGTCCCCGTCAGGCTCTTCCTCTCCCAATGGGTCAATCTTGGTCAATGAAGAGAACCTATGACCAACCATTACGTCTGTCGGCTCGTCGCCATCATACACTTGGATCAATGCAGCAGGATCGTCTTCTGAGGCATTAAGCTCGAAGTCAGTTTCCGGTACTGGTAGCTTGCCTTCAGTGACGATCTTCGTGATCTTCCCTTGTGCCATTCCTCCGGCATTATCCCATTCGACAAAGTCCCCGACAGACAACTCATCGGCTTCTGCCTTTTCGTCGTCGTCCTTGTCTTCGTCCTCCTTGTATGGCTTCTCGTCATCGGCATGGAACGGCTTGTCTTCACTGTGAGAAAATGGCTCTTCGCCCTTAGTCAAATCCAACCCAGACTTAACAGATACTGGACGATCATCAAACATCTTCTGCGCCCAACGCTTCACAATCGGGTCTTCAAACTTAGCCCGACTGTGCATTGTAATTACAGCGTCAGTATTGGCAGGAACACTCACTAATGACTCTTCCATAATCTCAAACTTCTGAACCTCAAAACCGGCAGGCGGGACATCAACATCCGGCTTGGCCTGTTCCGATTGCATCATCCTAAACTCCATAGGACGAAACCCGTGGCTGATCCTCAGCATTCCAGCCTCAACCATCTTGGCAGCGTCTTGTGCTAATGACCCAATGTCGACGATTGCCGACAAGACAACAATGCCTTCGTCGTCATGCCGCAACACCTTCAACATCTTCCCTATGGGTTGTACTTGAACATGTTGCCAAAGCAGTGGCATCTTAGGGTCGATGATAGCTCCACCACTTCTCAGAACGTCATTGTCTCTGTCCTTCTTGGTGGTCGTAACTATGTTCTCCATGACCATTATCGTACCCTTCGGCACGGCCACATCTCCTGCTTGTTTCCAATACAGAAGTCGCTCGTCGATGAAGCTCTTGAATCCACTCTCAGCAATCTTGTCCTCTTCGACGTACATCTCGTCATTTGAGTAGACAAGACGCTCGCTTGCCTTGACAGCTTCGCCAGTTAATCCCATGCCATTGCCGAACCTCTTGGCGGCAGCTTCCCAATCACAGCAACCACTCACACTGCAATCTGCTATAGGTGCGACATACTTATCTGCCGTTGTAATCCCATGACCAAACCTTGTTTTGGGAGAACGACTCTCAACGGCCTTGACCATCACGCTGTTGGCGGTAGTTTGACCTGCTAGGTTATCTTCCATGTCTTCCTTTCCGTATCCAGATTCATTGTCAATGTCTTCCTTGCCATAGCCGTCTTCTGTATCCAATCCCAACTCTTCTGTGCCGTGATAAAATGCAATGGCTTTAACAGCGAACATAGCCTTTTCCTCTATGGCTTGCTCGTCTTCTTTCATTGCCCCATCCTCTTCAGTTGAATCGGCCATAGAATCTTCGCCGTCAGGATTCTTCGACTGTCTCCAGCTCCTAACTCGTGCCAGAAGTCCCTTTTCATCTTGGCCTTCAAACGGCTCAGACTTATACGCCCCTGCCTCTTCCTCAACCACATCTTCCGGCTCTGAGGCATCCTCTGTATCGTCGTCGTCTTCTTGAATCAGCTTCCCGATTTGCAAGGCAAATGGACGGCTCATATTAGGTGCTTCTGCGTCGAATCCTTCAGGCTCTTCAGGCGATCCGTACCACCTAACTTCCATAGAACCTTCCTCGAACTCCGAGTCATCACGAACACTGGCCTCATAGAAATTAGGGGTCGTCTGTAGCTCTCCGAACTTCTCGTCTACATCGCTTCCATAAATGAAAGCCTCGACTTCATCCTTGTACCATGCGTACCAGCGATATTCCCCAGTAGGTGCATCAACCACACCGATTTTCAGATCTATGTCTTTGAACAAAATGTCACTCTTCTCGCTTGCAGTATGACCTTCCATGCCAGTTCCTCGTTGCAGTATGGGTATAGAAAAAGCCCGAACATCCGTCTTGGATATTCAGGCTGCTTTTGTTTTTGTCATGCTCTGAACTGTATCCCGTCATTTATATGAAACGTGGTCAGTTATGTCAATCTTATTTAGCCCACCTTCTCTCCAGCTCAGGATAATGGTCGTGTCTCCATAGGCAGAATCCGTCTTTTTTTGAGATATGAGAGAGGCTACCAAGTCCATCGCCATTCTCTCTCTTCGCTCAATATCCTGCTTTTCTTTTTCCGTAATGCTCACTTCAGTCTTGCCCCTTATGGTTACAGTTTTCTCACCTACCGTACTCGTGGCAGCTCGGCCATCGAAGTCGATAACATATATCTTTTCAGTCGTCACGACAGTCCTCCAGTTTCCGTGCAATTTATTGCACCAGTATGCCTACTCGACTACCACCTTTTCTATAGGCAGAGTTACATAATCAGCTTGGATGTAGTCACCACCTCCATCGCTTATAAACATTGAGGCACCGAACACAACCACCTCGGCATCGGTTTCATAATCAACCTTGAACAGCTCCTCACCCTTCTGATTTATCAGTTGTATCATTATCCGATCTCCCTGTTAATTTGTTCCATTTCTTCGGTGAACTCAGTCCCGTCATTTACTACCTCAGCCTTGACATGCCAGAACACCCATTTATTCTGACTCAGCTTCTCCTTGACGTAGGTTATTTCCATCTCACAGAAACAAGATAGAAATGCCTCTGGAGAATCGTCGTCGCCACTATGGACTACAGTAGTACCAGCGGGACAGGTGACTTCAACTGCGACCTTGCCCCAATCAGGATTAATGAATCCACCCCAGTTAAAACTACCAACCAATGACTCGATCCCACCCTCCAGCTCAACAACTGACATGTAGGCAGAACCGTCGAATGTCAACCTCCCTTGCCCCAGAACATGTGGGATTTCATCCTCCGGCATCTCAAACAAAATGGCGTACTTTCTGGGCTTCTCCAGCTTGAACTTTGCATCAGCAATAATTTCTGACAACTCTTGGAACTGGGGCAACACGACTGAGAATATTGTCCTCGCAAACTTACGGCTCTTTGCTGTTATATCCCGCATCAGCTTTCGCCCTTCATTTGTCGTCATTTGCCTCAATCCGTTGATGGCTTCGGCGGGCATTTTGCGGGCATTGGCAAACGTCCAGTTCTTGTCTGTCGGGCTTATGTAATTCTTTGTCTGGGATACGGGCTTTGTGTCGTTCCCACCATCTTGGTCTTCTGTACGCTCACGCTGCTCGTCCTCAGTTAATGCCTCACCCTCAAGCAACTGCTCTATGTCGTCTGCAAACACAGAAGTGACGGTACATCGACAGTTAGCTCTCTCCTCAATAGGCAGACCCATATCTCCTGGAAAATCAGCAGGCCACCCACCAACGTCGAACATATCGGCGGTCTTGACTTGTTGACCATGAGCTTCCATGTGACTGAACCTTGTGTCGTCGTCGAATGTTGCAAGCCATTCCTTGCCCTCGACAAGACCCTCATTAGTCATCTCCTTTATGGCTTCTGTGTGTCCAGCGTTGAATGCCCCAGTCGTCTCAGTGCGTGCTATCATCTTGGCTCGCCTTCGGGCATTATCTCCCCCGATCTTGGAACCTATGAGCTTAACAAGCTGATTGACATTAAGCTCGTCAGTCACTCCTTCTTGAATCGCATTTTGAATACCCGACAATGTAGTTTGATTCACGCCATCCCAGACTTGTGCATTGTCCTCGAACACAGTCTTCAGTTGATCCCGAATAGCATCTTGTACATTTTGGGGCATACTCGTGACCCCTTCCAAGACATCGCCCACATCGCTTGGGTCTGTGAACTTCTCAATGATCTCGCTTGGTGTCTTAGCCCCATCAATCAACTCCTGCAATTCTGGGTTGATCCTCACCGCAGAAAGAAACCTGAAGATTGCATTTTCGGTCATTGCTCCTTGAAACAATGCGGATGCGTAATATGGTCGAACCGTATCTATCAGCTCTTGTTTCCATTCGGCAGGAATAAACAGATTGCTCGCCATACTAGGCACGATCACAGACGTACCTTGCCTCCCCAACTCCCTCAGATTTCTTTGCACAGAACGAGCTTGGTCATTGAAAAACTTGACCAATGCCTTACGCATCTTTGTCTCGACTTGCTCATGTTGCTTCAGGTAAACCTTCGCCCTCGCAAACGCAATGGGGTCAGAAGCGATCTTTGGGTTTATGCAACTCATTCCTCTTCCCGATTTAACTGGCCTACAACCTTCTTGGCTCGTGAGTATCCAGCGTCTCCACCCCACAATGCCCATGCTATTCTTCCAGCACTGGGATAACCATCTTCACCAGAGTTCCAGCCTTCGGCTTCTTGGTCGACTTGATGCCTATCGAAGTATGCCTTGACACGCCTCCATGTCTCTTCCGTCAGCTTCTTGTCCCTTATGATTTGCCTAGCTCTGGCAACTCCGATCCTCGTGCCACCACGCCCATATTCTTCTCTCCACTCCAGCCCCTTCTTGGCCTCAGCAATCATACCCTCAGTCACAGAGAGGTCTACATCTTTTTGCTCATCTTTTTTTTTAACATCTCCAGAATATGAACGAGCAGTTCCCATAAACTCGTCAAGCACCGAACTCACACTGGGAGTCATCTCCTCGTCGCCCTGTAGAGGCTCTGGCGATACTTGCGATGTACCCCCGACTCTCCCGCCGCCTCCTTGTGCAAGCAATAGCTCATCGCCTACAGGGTCGTCACAGGGTGGTAGGTTTAACAGAGTTGACCGGACTTCATTCGGCGTGACCACTCCAGCATCTACAGCCTTCGACCATGTGTCTAGTCTCCGATCCGCATCGTCCGCTTCCGCAGGCTCGAAATGTGCTACCAGCTTTCTTCCGGTCGAGAAGAATGGAACCATCCAACCAGTAATAACCTGACCCATTAAGTCCAGTATTGGATTTACAACTGTCGAAACAAAATGCTTCTCGGCCATAGCAGATTGCGCATACGATCCGGCAGTAACCTCCCCAAGTATGAAGGGATTGACACCGAACGCCTGAAAGATTCTGGCCTTCACGACATTGCCAGAATCCATAAAGTCCATTTCGCTTGGATTCGCTGAGAACTTCTCGATCTTTTCGATCATCCCATCTATGACTAATGGCTCGTTGTAATTCACAGCACCTTGATAAAACAGCTTCGCAGCATCGACCAAAACCTTACGTTGCTCAGGCTCTAAAATGGGTCTCTCTCCAGCACCACCTCCTGGCATGTCCGGCAGTCTCCCGACTGTCATCATAACTCCTGGGAATATGCCATTCTTGAACGCCCGAAACTGTGCCTCTTGAATCGCCTCGTCTGTAGATACAGCTAGGCTCTGAGTTTGCAGTGGCGATATGTGTCCCATTGGATTCGATGGGTCGGGCAATGGGAAGTAAGCCATGTTCTTTCCCTCAACAATGAACTCATCTTCATTGCTCCCTTTTGGCGTGACCTTGTATGCGTAATACAGCCCTTTGTCCTCGTCGTGAATGGGCGTCACCCAATGTGTCGGCAGAGGCCATATCCTCAAGCTGTCTCCGCTGTCATCGAACCACCAATATGCACAACCCGTCAGCTCTAAGCTCGACACTGTAACGTACATCAAAGTCCATTGCGTCATTGTCTCATTAGGACGCAACAACGCATCAAGCAGAGGATGTTGCTCTATGATCTCACCACTCGACATATCGCCATAGCTCTTCGTCCATGTCGGTGCATTAGCGGCTCTCCTTCTTCGTGCGTCATCAAGAACATCTTGCAGTCCTGACACGTCATCCGATTGCCCATAACTTCCGACCTTACCAACGCCCATATCAGTAAGACACAATGGCTGCGATGCAACTCTTTGTGCTATGGCCTTAATCGCCACATAAGCCCAACCCTTAAAGTGCCTGTACTGCTCCTTAGCACCTCTGGCTTCACCACCTCCGAACATGTCCTTGATGGCACCAGCACCAATATCCATTGATGTGACTCCCGTGCCTTTAGGCAACAGACTCTGCTTTGTATTGGCTCGATAAGTCTGCGTCATGTTCTCGACTTCTTTGATGGCAAAATCCAGATTTGACTTCATATCTCAGGCTCCTAATTGTGCATTGTTGACTTGACAACGTCAGCGGAAAATGCGGCGGTCTCTGCTTTGATCCTCTCAAAATTCCTCTGGTTTTCTGCTACCAGATTTTTTATTTGAATGTCTCGCAGTTTGATCTCTTCTTGCAGTTGCTCAATCTGAGCCTTGTGCTTTGAATCTGCCGCTTTCCTTTTTCGATCTGCCTCTGCCCTAACCTCATCAATTTCCTTGAAGGTCGACCATAGACTCTTGACTTTTCTAAACATATTCTGCCCCTCGATAAAACACCCTGTGAATTATACAGCAAAATGACTTGACTGACCTACCAATCTTCGTCAGTTGCCCGTCTCCTTGCTTGTTGTTTACTGATGTAATCTTGCATACGCTCTGTGCCTGTCTTCAGTCGATCCTCCTCCGATCTCACCAAGTCTGCGTTGGATACTGCCGAGGTCGAGTTCATAATCAGAGGATTCATTATTGCCGTCATCGAATTCCTCAATGCCAGCATACCGGCATAGCTTACGCAGTCCACTTGGTCGTCATGCTTACCATTCGGGAAGAACATAAGCTCATTCTCATACTCCTCAAGCCATGGTGCTTGGGCGGCAGACTTGTGGAATACAGCACCATTCTCGTATGCCGTGGCGATTATCATAGAACGCCTCACCTTGTCGCCGTCAGCTCTCAATTTTTTGAATGGCGTCCCCTTAGCTCTGCCCTCTTGGATCAACCCAATCCCAGAAGCATGATCCTCGACTGCTTGGAATAGAATGTCAGGGTGCCTCTCCCTTTGTGCGATCAGGAAATTATACTGCTTCGGCACAGGTATTCTATCTCTGGCAATGTCGTCTATGAATATCTCACCGGACGGACTCACATAAGTCGTCATGATTACTGTGTAATTTGACTCGTCCTTTACCTTCATTGCAGTGTCGCAGGTTTGCATACCCCAACACTCATCACGCCATATTCTCTTTTGATTTCCATTGGCGTCATTAAAGACAAATGCGTCTCTCGTCTCGCCGTCTCCCATATCGACAGCTTCAGTCTTGAAGTAATTAAATGTGGAGCGATCAAACATACCTCCGGCAGACGGTGCAGGATTTTGTTGTAATTGACCAGATATGTTATAGGCAGTACCCAAGTTTGTCTTTAGCTCTGCGATCTCAGGTTTCCCGTAACGCTCAGGCCATAACGCCTCACCATCCTCTGTTCTTGGGTCAGACCAACCTATGCTCGTCGTCCTCGTGAATGGGTGCTTGCTGTCGTATTCTGCCGGAATGCACAACAACTCATAACCACGATTCTGATCCAATAGCCACCCAGTCAAATCCATCTCGTGCAGTCTTTGCATAACAACAATGTGCCTCCCCGTCTTCGGGTCATTTAGACGTGTACTCATTGTGTTATCCCACCAGTTCAAGACATGGTTCCTTGCCGTGTCAGAATTCACGTCTGAAGCCTTGTGCGGATCGTCACATACGATGAAGTCTCCACCCTCACCAGTAGCTCCCCCCAGAACACCCGTCGACATACGGAAGCCTGTGCGGATATTCTCGAACCTGTCTTTAGAATTCATATCCCTCCGTATGCGAACTCTGTCACCCCAGTTTCTCTGATACCAGTCGGACTCGATAACTGCCCTACATTTGTTTGAATCTCGTGATGCCAATCCATGAGAGTAGCATGAGAACATCCACCTCGATGAGGGATTATGTATCCAACTCCAACAAAACCAGAATACCCCCACGGCCAGAGACTTCATGTGTCGTGGAGGAATGTTGATTATGAGCTTGCGTATGTCCCCTCTCGTGCAGGCCTCAAGATGATCGCAGATAGCTTGAAGGTGCCAACCATCAACGAATGGGGTGGCAGGCTCAACTATAGGCCATGCCTGCTTGACGAACCCATACAATGTGTCCTCAGCCAACCTCTGACGAACCTTAGACACAGCCTTTCGACTCAATCCCTTGCCGTTAAGTATCGTGTTCATCTTCATTTGCCTCCAGAGGCTCCAGATCGTCGTCTGCGACGTGTTCTACCGTCTCCCCTTCTACCGTGTCGAATTCATCGTCTAGCTCGTCAGACGGCCTCGCAGTGCGTCTGTACTCCTCCTCCCTAGCCAATGCCCTCTCTTGAATTGCGATCTTCTCGACCTCTTCGGCCATACTAGCAGCGGAATCAATAGCCAGCTTTTGCTCTTCGGTCAGATTGTCGACCCACATATCCAGAACATCATCAACCTCAACCTGTGCCTCTATGACTCTTCTTGGTGCTTGCAGCCCCATAAGGTCGTCAGCTTTTGACCTCGCTTGCATCTTCTCATTCAACGTCGCATTCGGATCATGTAGGATTCTCATATAGAATCCCCACGACTCTGAGATCAGTTCTCGACGTGTTTTTTCAGTCTCTTCGACCAGCCTATTACGCGCGAGACGTAAATACCTTTCGATCTGCCTAGATGATAGCCCATATTGATTCTTGAAAAACCGCTTAATCTCAGCCTTTCTGCGACCATCAATAAGCATCATCGCAGTGTATTCGACCCGTTGCTCCAGCTCTGCTTGTGTCGCCCTTGACGGACGTGTCTCTTCAGGTATGGGATTATCCTCTATGCCCTCTATATCCATCTTGCCTATCTCCCCATAGAACCCACAACTTTACTGAGTCTCTCATACCTTGCAGGGTTCAGCTCGTACCCGTGATATGTGGCACCGGCTTTGATCGCCGCCTCCGCAGTCTTGCCTATGCCAGCGAATGGGTCAACTACGGTCTTCGCCCCAGTCAACTTCACTGCCTTGGTCACAGCGTCGAACCCCTTCACGCCATCGCCAATATCGACAGAAGTATTGAACGTCATTATCACATATGGCTTGTTGTTACTTTGCAAACCATTGACTGTCTTAAAATGCTTGTGACCCGCCGCCTCCATGTGGTTTATGACACGGTCGCAGTTCTTGACAGAATACTCTATGAATACAGGCTTTTCTGTGCTACATAACGAGGCCAGCTTTGCCAATATCGCACCGATCTCATTATCGGCAGTCTTCCCCGTCTGCTTCTTCATTTGCGTCTGGAAAAACCTCACCATTCTTTGTTCCCATGGTGGGTCACAGTACACGATGTCGTAATCGGGAAACTGGTTGATATTCATAATATCCGACAGTGTTGCAGTACTCATAACTTAGCCCTCCTTGTTATTCTCCAAATACTGACTTATGAAATTTGGGTCATATATTTTTGACATTCTATGCTTTGAATTTGAATGGCTCATCACCGACCCCATAAACACATTATGTTGTACCAGAGACGGTATGTGAACATACGCCTTCTCGCCATAACTCTTCATGTACTCTTGCACGAAACAGTCGTCATGCTTGCCTTCCCCAACCTCCTCCCCAGCGGCAGTCTTTTCCGAGTAATACTGCTTCATGTCCTTAACAGCATCGTCAGAAAAAACAGTGGCCTGAAGCCATAGGAAATTCTTGAATACAATGTACTTCTCCCCACGATTTGCCGCCTCATGTATGTCCTTTCTGTTGGGCGCAAATACCGACAAGACTTTGCAGCCCATCTCGCTCATATCGGACTCAATCACTGGGAAATATTCTGCGAACCTCTTTGGGATTATGACATCATCTTGCAAGTGCAGCCGATAGCCCGAAAATGGGATGTCAAGCATACGGACAAAACTGTCCAAAGGACTGATTCTTCTGGTGTCATAATAAACTTCAACATCAACAGAATCGCCAAGATCATGTAACATCTTTTCGACATTGTCTCTTCGCTCCTCTACTGCTTGAATCGTGACCTTCATTAAAACCTCCCATCAACCCACCTGAAAACGACGAACATTTGAACCAACAACATAACCCACAATGAAGGCCATAAAGCCTTATGATTCTTATGGATCATGTAAGCGACGGCCATCGTCACCAGCCCAGTCCCGAACGTCTTACACCCAATGAGCAGAGCCATTCGACCTCGATCAAACTCAATGAGCCATCTCGCTAATGGATTTGCCTCATTCGTTTTTAGGTACTCTTGCCATGCTACAACCTGAAAAGCATCATACGCTGAAACGGCCAGAATCGCCAGTAAGACGATAATGGCCGCATAGTTTTTTTTCAACAGTTTCACTCAGATTCCCTTCCTATGAAACCCCTAACCTGCTTTCTCGAACCACCTCCCATCCTCAAGGTGATACAGTTGACCTAACCCCAGCCCGATCCCAACGCCATACAACGTGTAACATCCACAGCACATTAAAGCCCATTGCCCGTTGTACTTATTCTGCCTCAGTTTCCCGTCAACCATCTTCCCCTCGTCCTCAAGGGATATGCCACACATTTGACACTCATCGACCTCAGACAACCATTCTACTCTATCGCTCATCGTCTCACCTCATAACCTTTCTCTGACCCTACAGGCTCAAGTACAATCCAGTGGATTGTTCAAACAGTGGACGCAACATACTCGCATAGATGTCGGTGTCAGTTGAAACAGGTTTGTATACCAGTTTGCTCGGACTCCACTTCATAAACTTCACGTCATACAAGTCCTTTCCATTCAAGAAAATGTTGACGGCATTGCATCGTCGTGACCCCTTGAACTTGAAGGTGAACGAGCCATCGTCATTGCAGACACCGGCATACGCTCCGACCATTGCTCGCAGGCGATTCCAGCCGCCTAGCTGCTCAATAATAATTTCTTGCTTGGTAAAATCTTTCATCTTTCTTTTTCCTTCCTCCCCGTCAGGGGATTGTCTAAAACTAAAAATCTAACAGTCCATATCGACGTTGACCTCGTTTCCAGCCACCCGTCATAATTTCTTGACCCAAAGCATAAGACGACCCCAGATTGAAGTCGATTTTTGAACCCTTGAATTGCAGTTCAATTCTTTCAGTCCCATTCTCCCTAGTGGTTATTTCGATACCAGAAATCTGTTTGACAGATTCAGTAAACTTGGCGTGCCTTGCACTACCAGAATAAATTGGCAAACGCTCTACAGTAATTTTGTGGCCGACCTTGACTTCGCCGGACTTGATCGCATCCCATAGCTCAGTAGGTTTTACTTTTCCGTAGTATCCCATCGTCTTTTTCGCTTTCGCTTTAAGTGTTAATTAATTCCTACATTAATAATATCGCCTATCTGGATACCAGAGTCAACACTATTTTTGGAAATTTTCCAAATTAGTCAGGGGATTATTATGGCACGAAAAAACCCCGACCAGCCTTAGAAACTGGAAGGGGCATTTCGGAGTCTCCAATGAGACCAAAAACTCTGCGGATAGTGCAGCCCTGTTTGGTAGGCCGGAAAAAGACTGTCAGCAAAATTTAAGAACTGACCGAATTTGCACACGACTCTCGCAGCTTATCGCCATACGCCGCTATGTACTCCTTGCCTTGTGTAAGACAGGCTAGGCATAGCCACTTGGGTTATGAACCCTTGCGGTTAATGGGAACCGGATTTCATTTTCTCCTCATAGACTTCTTGTCTCATTATATTCACAGATTGAGGGGCATCAATCGACAGCTTGCACTTCCCCCTGAAGAACCTCACATACACAGAAATCTCCTCGCCGGTACATGTGGTCAGGACAACCTTCCTCTCATTCTTCACGCCTAATGTCAACATCTTGAATCCTTTCATAATCGACATATTCCAACTCCCCGATCCTGCGCTCAAACATAGTGCAGGCAAACTCCTTGCTCTGGTACATCCCAACAACAGAGTCTCCCTTCAGCACCGCATAATATCTCCCACCATAATCCGGTGACACCCTCCGCAGTGCATACTCATTCGACCCCGTAGCTCTCAGTAGCTTCCCCTTAGCTGCCCTCATCGCTTGCCTCCTTGTGCAATTTATTGCACGGTGCAGGTGTGAGATTGAACAGCTCATTCAACTCGTGCGATGTTGCGTGACCATTCCATTCTTCGACCAGATATTTACCATTGTGAACCATGACCACATTCCCTTGTACCAATCGGTCATCCTTCCATTTCTTGTAGACGACCAGACTACCGACGCATATCTCCTCCCGTGGCAGGAACTCCATAAACTTTGCCGGACTCTGTACAAACATTACACACCTACCTCGCATAAAATCTTCTCAGACAATCGTGCGATTCTGCCCCTCGAAGAAGCAACAACATCCCGCCATTCCTTGCTAGGTGCAATCGAGTCTGCCACATCAAGCATCCTCGTAATAACATCGCACTCATACCGAGCAGAATTCAGAATATCCTTCAGAGGCCATTGATCCTCCTGCCCTTTCGCCATAATCTCCAGCAAGTGTTCAATCTTGCGGGCAACATCATTCGTTAAACTTCGGCAGATCAGATACTGCTCGTGTTCATTAATTTCCAGTTTCATTGTCTTCTCCCTAATTCTCGCTAACTTAATAATTCATCAATCCAAGCAACAGCGCCTTTCAGTGTTTTTGGCACATCGCAGTTTATATAATCTTTCGTCTCGACATCGCTCATCGGAACTTCCCAGTAATTTTCCGTATAGACAAGCCAGTCACCTCGCCTCCAGTTGTAGCCACGCTCGCCCTGCCTTTCGATATAGTACCCTCGGTACATATACCCGAACTCAGTCCTGACTTTCTTTTCTTTGAGTTTCATCGTCTTCTCCCAACACCTAGCAACTACCCTCTCAGAAGGTCGTATCCCCTTTGTGAAATTGACACTCTCTGTGACCGCCCATATCGGACAATATTCACAAAGCCCAGTGTGGCCGCAGCCTCGATTCTCCGCTTTGCTTGTGGGTTGCCTCTCCCAGAAGTTCCCCAGTAACACTCAGTTGCGTTGGTCATAGTAACATAGGACTCAGGTGAATCCCCCACGCCGATTTGCCGACCGCCGCCATCTCGCAGACACTCCAGCAATTCCTTGACTTTGTCTTCTTGTTTTTTGGTGAGGATTGTCATCGTCTTTTTCTCTTTCGTATCAGAAGGTTAATTAATTTCTATATTCATAGTATCGCACTTCTGCCTCCCAGAGTCAACACTATTTTTGGAAATTTTCCAAAATACTTTTCTTTGTTTATGATTGCCAGAGGGAGAAGCATGTTGGCTCTTCAGCACTAACTCGCTTCCGTCTAAGCTCAGGGTGCAAGAAGTCAGTCCTGTAACCATTGTCTCGCAGTATCCGACACGAGGCCAGCAGCTCTGGATAGGACAGAGACTTTAGCATCTCTCGCTCCAAGTCTGTGGCCATAACAGCAGCCTCAGTGTGAGCAACCTTTTCACGCAGTAAGATTCGAGCCATCGCCACAGCCGAATACTTTTGGACTCGCTCCACCTGATCGGCATCAAACCCATAATCATAGTGTTCAGCAATAGCGAGTTTTTGTCTGGAGACTTCCATTATCTTTTCCCTTTCGCCCGCCTTGCGGGCATTAAAATTAGTATTTAATCAATTCGCAAACTTCAACCTCATCCATACCGAATTCGCACAAAGTGCAGAACAGGTAATCTTGCGGATTGAATTCTTCGTTGATTGCGTCAGGATCAAGCCCATAATTGCCAGCAACTTCATATTGCAATTCGGTCAAAGTCTTTCGTTCTCTCTTCGGCATTGTCTTTTTCGCTTTCTTTTCAAAAGGTTATTTAATTTCTATATTCAGATTATCGCATCTTCCCTGCTCAAAGTCAAGGGAATTTTTGGAAATTTTCCAAATTAGTTATGGGTTTATCTTTGTACAGATTTGCACCACTGAAGGACATAAGGATCAGGTGGTCGCCATTCTCTATCCAGTCCATGACCGCATTAAACTCCTCTTGGTGGTCACATTCTCGCTCGACTATGTTCTTCTCCGTATGGTCGTAGTAGATTATCTTCATCGGATCACATACCCCCACATCCTCGCCCTATGGTGAACGATCAGCTCTCTGCCGCCGAAACATTTAAGCACAGCTCTGCGCACTCCTTCATAACGACCTCCGTAATCATGCCCGCAAATGAGGCCGCCCTTCTTGACCTTCGGCAACCACAGCCTTATGTCTTCGATCACATCCTCATAGGTATGACCCCCGTCTATGAACACAAGCTCCACAGTGGCCTTCTGAAAGCCCGACTCTGCTTCTTGGCTCGTGTGTCGGTGAACTACTGCCGGACGATTCTGGACGGCACTCAGAGCCTCCTGATAGACTTCATCCCACTCCGCTTGTGTCCTCTTCCCCATGCCGGTCTTGTAGAATGTGTGATCCTCCGGCCATTCCTTCCATGGGTCTACCATATGCAGAGTCAGACCCTCGATCTCATCAAGCAGAATCCGTGATGTCTCTCCCTTGAAACATCCCACCTCTATGCCGGTGACCAACGGGATTTCCATCCTCGTCTCAATCATATGCAGCAACGCTCGCTGGTGTCTTCTGTATTGCTTCGGCACATTACACCTCCTGTGTCTCCAGAATTATCCCCCCACGTTTGCCCTCTACTGACTCAAGGATAACAGAAATGTGCGAGACTGCATCGGTGTGTGTTATGCCCTCATTCTCCTCGACCACCTTGACAAGCATTTCCTCGCCATAAACAACACGACTGTCGTCAGTAACAGCGACTATCGCCTCATCGAGATATGCCGGTTCTAAGAACACCACATCCCCATAGACTCTGACAATCTCCTCACGCACGCTCACAATTATGCCCCCAGTATTTCGGCCTTCGATGGCCTCTTGAAAAACCCGAACTTCTCATCATCATTTGACGGCTCCAATGTTGCCGTGAATCGTATCCGGTCTGTCTTATCTAACTCATACACAAGGCTCTTCGGGACGCTCCCATAAACACGATACCCATCGTCAGAAACGACTAACATCTTGAGGCTCCTCCCATAGTCAGTATCCTTCCACTTCAAGGACTGGACATACCCGACAACCTCCACCCTGCCTTCGGGAACAGGATCGGCCATTTCTGCTTGCTTGTCCCACTCCTCTTGGCGTTTCTGTATCATCTCCCTCAAGCCCCATAAATCCTCCACCAGACTCCTCAAGTATGACTCTTGCTTCTCACTCAAGGTGCCATGTTGGATTAGCCTGCTCAGTATATCACGACATGTGTCATACTTCCGAATCCTAGCCCCAACACTGTCGTACCAACAATTCAGTTCTGCCTCAGCGTGGCTTACCGTCCATACTTGCCATGCCCCGCTTATGCCCTTATCCTCAAGCCATTTCTTAGCCCGATCCTCATTAGCCTCGCTCATACAATCACCCATCCCTTCTTGGCAGCAAGACGGCACAGCTCACCACGAACTCGCCCGATGTTGCCATAGCTAACCCGACTCCCAGAAATACGCTTTGGCTCATCTATCTTTCGACGAGCAACCACCTCGCCATCTCCATAAACTAAGCACATAAAATTACCTTGCTCCTGCTTCTCCAGAGAGAACGATACTTGCATACTACTCATCGTCACTCACCGCATCCAATCTTTGTGAAAATATCGCCATCGCCAGCAACTCTCGCATTGTGTGCCTCTTCTCAGTTGAGAATACCCCCAAGACCACACCATCAAACAGAATGTCTTCCATTTCTTCCAGTAGTCTGAGACCGTCGGCATTGCCCCGACCCCCAAGCTCGATTGCATTTACCAAACGGGAATTCCAGAGATTGTTGAACTTCTCAGCATCCCCTTTGAAGGCAAGCTCATACAATCTCCCTGCCTTGTAATTCGTCCTTGTCATTGTCATCGTCTTTTTCTCCTCGGACTTTCGCCCGTCTAAAATTCACTAAACTATTCGGCCATTCCATTTGATTTTTTCAACGGTGTCTTCGATCCGCTTCAGTTGCCAAGTGACCAAATTGTAGTCCTCTTTATTGACAGGTCGCAGACCTTCTTCGGCTATTGCCGCCAACTCTTTGTGTATTTCATTCAGTTGATTTGACAAACCGTACACATAGGAAGTTCCATTTTCGTCGTAAATTCCAGTGTTGGGTTCACCAAAGGCTTTTTCTAAGTAAGGCATTGTCTTTTTCGCTTTCGTTTCAAAAGGTTAATTAATTCTTATACAGATAATATCGCATATCCAAAAGCCAGAGTCAAGAACATTTTGGAATTTTTCCAAAAATAATATGAATAAAAAAACAGACCATCAAATGTCTATCTGATGGCCTGCTTTGCCCCTATACCCGCTGTGTAAATTATACGCCATCATCCTCACTGTAAACAGACTTAAGTTTATCAAGATACCATTGCGCCTTCTCAAGATTCACAAGGATGTCTTCATTGCTTTCAGCCTTCAGGTCGTGTCGGAATACATAGCGGAAAATGTTAAACATTGGAGTCGTCACCTTAACTGGCAAAACCCGATCCCCCATCATCGCCATAACCGCCTCATAAAACCCCATATCACCTTGCTCGTAATGACTTGGATTCACTTGGTCTTTATGGTCATCAACAGAGAATGAAGTCACCGGACTGAAGTCTTCATACCTACCATTTAGGTCACTCATTATTTGCCCCTCAATGCCTCCAGCATCATAACCGCATGTCGCACATCCCAAAAACCTATGACCTCTTTTCGGTCAGGAAACATGATGAATGTCGGACAAGTCGGCTTCGCCTTCCCGAACCCATACTGAGTAGTGTATGGAGTTGTGATCTGATAACTTCCTGGCCTTGCCGCCCACCGGACTTGACCATGTGCCATGAACGCTTCGATTGCAGCCTCGTGGTGATGTCCGATCACGCCAATGTCAAATGCCGCCTCACCCATACGGAACCACTGCTTGACGCAGTGCGTTTGGTTGAACGTACTGTTAAATCTGTATTGATGCCTAAATGCGATCTTGTATTCCTGCTCACCAACGGTCAGATCAATCCTAGCTTCAGCCGGACAGTACCTGACCCGATTGGCTTCAGCGACCCTCTTCAAGACATCGGTTCCGGCCATTTGTGCTGTCCACGCATCGTGATTCCCTGAGCAAACGACGAGTATCTTTTCTGCGAACAGTCTTAGGTAATAATCAAACAGTTCCCATTGCTCGTCTGCGGTACTCCTAGCAGCCAACATTGCTGCCCTAATCTTGATGTGGTTATCCACGCCATCGCCAGCCAAACACGCATACAAGTTTGGGGTGTTCCGAATGAGCAAGGCATCCTCCCTCATCTTGCGGAAATCGCACGCAGTGCCAGGAGCTATATGTTGATCGCTTATGAACGATATGGCTATTGGCTCATTCTTCTTGAACTCCTGAGAGAATATGCTCCGCTTGTGTGCTGAAGCGATCCTCCGATCCGCATCGTCCTCGCATCTTGACCAAATGTCTTCGACGCTTTCTGACTCTTCCTCATCCTCCAGCTTACTCCTAGTCCCAGTATGCGACTTGGTTCTGATCTCTTGAAGCTCTGCCTCAAGTGCAGCAATCTTCATCTCATTGGATTCATCTTCAATGCTCTTGGCTTTCGATTCAGCAGAGGCTGAAGGCTGCGACCACTTCTTCTTCCGGCCATTGCTATGGGTCATCCCATGCTCTTTCAGCTTGTTCCGTATCGAGGAGTATGAACGACCCATATTCGACTCCATCTCCCGTATCGTCAGACCTCGCTCAGAAAACTCCTTTAACAGACTAAGCTCATCCTTACTCCATGGTATCCCTGCCATCACTTGTCTCCATAACACGCCACGCCTTCCACAACTGCGTCCCTCCAGCCCAATCACCGGCAGTCATGGGAAATAAACATTTGAACTGATTATACAGCACACCATTAACATATAACCAACAGAAATAATATGACAATACATTAGTTGCATTTTTCCCAAATGCTCACTCCAAGATTCGTGTCATTACCTCGCCAGTTTTATTGACGACACTAACAATGTCCAACCCCATCCCATAAGCCCTCACAGACCTAACTCGATCCTTCGGCACCGATACCATCGGGAGTCGCTCCACAAGCTCCTGTGCGACCTCCTGCCGGACGCTGACCATCTTGGTTGGGTCGATTGTCCAACCCGCCTCTCCATCGCTTAGAATCGACCAGACGGACTCGCTGCCACTCTCGTCAGTTTTAACTATGTAGAAACGGCTCATATCCCCTCCACCAATCAGGCTCTTGTCTTCTCGTCCATTCGCAGGTCATGTTGTACCTCTTGTCCACATTGTAGAAATGCCTATATGCCTCGACGGAACATTCGGCCTTGTATTCGTCAGGCATGCATTGGGGCATTGGGGTTAATGTGTCGCCACGCAGATTAGGACGATTGAACATGCAATACCATATCACCCGCTTGCTTGCGTGATGTGAGTTGTCCGCCCTATGGAATCGGTACGACCACTCGTGAGCCAAAGCCATACCGTGAAGACACAGCCAATCATAATTCGCAGCAGACTCATAAGCCCATAAAGTCGAAGGATGCTTAGCATGTGTCGGCTTGTAAATGTTTGACAAGACATCTTCAGAAGAACCCGCAAGATGATGGACAGTAGACAGCATTTGAGCAGACTCCAAAGTCATCTTGACAACATGCTTATCGCATTGAATTTGCGCAGCAGTTATCGGGCATTTATCCACATAAAATATATTCATCTCGCCACCTTAACCAGCAACCCTTAACTCGCAAAAGGTCATATCCATCTCAGCTTTCTCGATGGACAAAACCACATCCCGATCAATCAAATGGAACCTTCGGGTATCCCCACCATTCCGACCATACCATTGCCCCCCATCTCGCTTGACTTGCTGCGCCTTGAAGAACTTGTCCCCCACATACCTCAGATTTCTCAGCCACATAACCTTGACCTTGCCATCGGCATTTATTTTTACTCTGTGGTATCTCATACTTAGCCCTCCACCTTGCTCCATAAAGCTCGTGCAGTATCCCGCAGGCTATCGTGTTCTACGAGGTGGTGATGTGCCGCATCGGCCATCTTGCGGGTAATTCCGTCTATCTTTTTCCATTCACTCTCATCCTCCCAAAACTTCATCTTGCAAACATACACAGGTGAAACAAGACGCTCATAGCGGTTCCGAATTTTGCTGTAGATCGTGAAGTGCTTGTTAGCCATTCGGTCATAATCCAAAGCACGGGTCTTGTAGAGTATCTGTTCAGTTTCGTAATTCATCGTCTTTTTCCTTCCGGCCTTGCCGGTTCTAAGTAGTTAAAAAAATTATTCAAACAATCCGGCGAGTGAATTAAAACGAGCAGACATACCAGACTTATAAACTCGTAGTTCCTCTCGCTTTTCTTCAGGAGTCATTGCCAACCGTCTCGCACGTCGTGCGTTTTCTTGTCGGATTCCTTGAAGGTTTTTTGTGGCTCGTCGATCAAGTTCAGCAATTTCTTTTTCCAACTCTTCAATCGAAGCATCAAAAAATTTCTCGTTCACGTTTAGCATTGCTTGTCGCTCTTCGGCGGGAACGCTCATAATTTCTTTTTCGGTGAAGATTGTCATTGTCTTTTTCGCTTTCGTCTCGAAGTGTTAATTAATTCTTATACAGATAATATCGCATCTTACCTGCCCAAAGTCAAGAACATTTTGGAATTTTTCCAAAAATAATTTTTACTTTCTCAGGCCTAGCTTTTCGAGAACAACACTGACCTCATCGCCAGTAGATACAGCCCACACGTCCCTTTCCTTATGGGGACTTGTCAGCTTGAGGCAGTTTGTTATCAGACCTGCAAGCACCTTACGGTCACACTCCACTGAATCATCGCTCCAGTGCCACCCAGCCGCCGTCAGTACGCTTGCAATCTGTGTAGCGGTGTGGTCAATCCACTCTTCACCAAAGTCCCACTGGGCGGCGTGCAGAAGCTCGTGGATGATCGTGTCCAGAAGAAGCTCGCCCTTCAGGTTTCTCCGTATGCGTATGCCCTTGTTCTTTCGCTTGGGGTTATCTGTCACACCAAGCATCTTCGGCAGTCGCTCGACAAACTGCAACCGCCAATATCGCCCTGCTATTTTCACCCGCATGTCTTCGGGCATATTCATCTTGGCTCATCCGACACCCTGAGAAACTTTTCTGTTGTTATGTCGTATGCCCACAGCCTTATCCTCGGAACATTACTGCGACAAACGACCAACGCTTGCTCCACATACTTCACATCCTTAGCTCGATCCTTGACCAGCAAGATTAGCGCAGGATCCTTGTGAGTTACTGCCGCATAATACAGGCATTGCCCGATCCCTTCCGGTGCCTTGCTCGCCCAGTCGACCTCTATCGCATAAGTCTCCCAAATGACATCAGCTCGCTTGCCATTGAATAATGAAACCTCCACAGCCCCATCAAGCTCACCAATGCCAAACTCCTCCCTCGCTATGTAGTCAACCCAGTCTGCCTCGTGCCACCCTGCCTTGTCACTTGAATCCACATGCACAAACGCAGAAAGCACCAACGCAGAAAATGCGACGATACATCCGTTCAATAAATTGCACCACATAAGTCATACCCTTAGCCAAAACAACAAACCCCTGTTATGAAATTATAGGTTCTCATTTATGCTCAAAGATAGTCTGACTTGCCACCAGAAAAACGCAACAGATAGCGCGAATGCAACAAACAAGTATGGCGACTGTACGAACCACTTAATCATTTCAATGCTCCTTAACGACATACCATGACGGGTAACGTCCCCAGTCATCTGATGTCTTCCTATGTCTACGCCTGCGTACTGGCGGCTTGTACGTCTCTCCGGTCACGCTTATGTCGACACCATAATTCACAGAAAACATATCGACCGCAGTGATTACATTCGGCCATTCGTCAGAATAGTCATGGCCTGCGAACAGTCCTCCAGCCCTCAGCTTAGGCCACCAAGTATGCAACGTATGTAGCTGTGAACTCGGCTTCCTCGATGCGTCACCATCGACGTAGATGAAGTCAAGCGATCCGTCATTAAACATCCACGAGGCTTCATCGAATGTCATCCTTGCAAGCCGGACACTGTCCATAAGAACAAGGCGCTGGAATGCGTGACGGTAGTCGATGGTTGTCCAGTTATCTGCCCAATGATCTACGCCAACCAATATGCACAGCTTTGACTTAGCAAGAACTTCTGTGAAGTCCCCATGCCTTACTCCCAGCTCGACCCCGACACCCACCAAGCCCATCTCATTTATTAGGTCAGCAAAGTCATTCCTATGCTCAATTATCTTGGTCATGCCATTGTCCCCAAAATGTTTCTTGACGCTCAGAACTCTTTCGCTCTACGGTCACAATCGTATCATTATGCGCGCCGCCATGAGAAACTAGCATAAGCTCTATGATCTTGAATCCCTCAGACTTCCCGATACCACCACTGTTCCATCCGAAACTGATCGCCATACCATCGGGCTTTATGATCCTCCCAATCTCCTTCTTCGCCTTCGTCCAAAATGAAGACTGCGTTGTCTCCATATTAACAGTTCGCCCCAGCTTTTTGTAACATTCGCTGACTTGTCTTGGCGAGTATGGAGGATCATAAAGAACCACATCGACAGAGTAGTCATCAAACGTAGATAGAAACTCGACTGCGTCCAGATTGTAGTCGGTTCCGTACTCAGGATTGAGGTCATTCGTGATTGTCGCCATCTTGCTCTCATTAGCAAATGGGTCGATCACAACCCCGTTCCTGTACTCGTTCAGATTCCTTACGATCAGATCCCTAATCGGGGGCATATTGAATGTCCTAGCAGATGGCATACACCACTCCCGACTGAACTGTATCCCACTCATTCAATCTCCTCCCACTTGAGCAATGGACATACTTGATCCCGCCATGCCAACTTGTTCAAGAACTTGACATCACCGTTGCAGTTGCACTCGCACAAAAGACACTCGCCACCTCCTTCATCTCCCGTGTAATGCTCGCACAAAAGACATATTGCAAACCTCTCACTGACTTGCGACTGTGTGCATTTAGGGAATCCATTAGCAGCATGTTTTGCCGCTTGCCTCGCCAACCTAGCAATCCTCCTCGTTCTCCTCCCCACATCAAACCCTCACATAAACTTTTTTCTGTTGGTTTTATGAAGCGCATGAGCAAGCTCTGTGACATCGCTTGGCTTCGGCCATTCGTATGTCTTCGCTCGATCCTTCCGCTTGGCATCCTTCTTCTCTCTCCATTCAATCCACTCTGGGAATGGAAGCTCCCTCTCTTGTCTCAAGAAATGGTTCAGCCCCCCTCCAGCCCCGATCTTATGAATAACATGACTTCCCCAGTATTGGTAATGCTCAAGGCCTTTCGTGTACAGTTGAAGCGACCATGCTGTGTTGTCACATGAATACTTTTTCTCCCGATCCATCTCAAGCAAAAAACTGGCAACCTCCCTCGTACACATCATCCCTCCTGACGTTTGAGTTAATGCCCCAACACACTCCATAACCTTGCCAATGTACTTGGCATTATTTTTCATTTTACTGGCGTAATGCGCGTTCAAACTGGAGACACCAGAAACGATGCCGACACCAGACTCGAAGCACTTCGCCTGCCACCAACTATCTGTGTAATCTGTGTCGTGCGTAAATATGAAGTCATCATCCAGATTGAGATATAAATCAGCGTCCCACTCACTCATACCTGTAGCCCTCATATTAGCAGGGCCGATCTCGTCAGTGACGAGTTTAATATCCCAGCTTTTCAGATTCTTCTCATCAAGCTCAGAACTAACAGACTCCAGTATCTTCTCAGAAGGAAACGCTGTCGGGAACTCAGCGACGATACCCAAGTCCCACATACCCCCGAATGGATCATGCTCCCTTAGAGACATAAGCATATCCATGAGCATGTGGATTCTGTTATACCTCGTGATTATGATTGCTCGTCGACTTATGTCCATCTATCCAGTCCTCCCAATTACAGTGTCTGTCCAAAGCATTTCGATCTCTTGGCAATGCCTCAAATAAAAAACAGAATTGTCGTCACTCACATCCTCATAATTCAACTCAGACTCAACAAACATATCGTCCCCATTGTCCACATAAACCCGCCCTTGATACACCACCATAGACGCATCAGTATGCACTCCGACAACTGCCGTTTTACTCAAGCATTTACTCACCAACTGTACCATGCTTTCCCTCCTCTCTGTACGAATGCCACCACTCGCCTTTCTTGTGCGAGGCAGGATCATTACACCACTCTACTGCCTCTCCGAATGTCAACCCAGACACAACCACTTCCAAGTCCTTGCTTGCATCGAAGTACATCTTGACTATGGAGTATGTCACCTCGCTCATCCAAGCCTGCCTTGTGACTCCATAAACTCCCATTTGTCAATGATCGCTAATGGAGTCTTAGCAACACAGTGAACCTTCGCAGTCCCATCTTGCAGAACCTCCACGATCTCATACCTCGTCGCTGTCTCTACCAGATCAAACCTTCCATGACTCCTTCTGACCTTTCGGTACTCCTTTGCAGTCACCGACTCAAGAACTCGCTTTAATGCACCAATCATACGACACTCTCCCAGTATTCTACCCCATCACACCAGCCGTCAAACACCTCACGAAGCATCTTCATATTCTCCACACGACTGTCGCAAAATCCAGTCAGACCACCGCCCTTCCCAGAACGAACAGTAAAATACCCGCCATCGTCGTGGTCATCCACAACTACCTTGACATCGCCGCCAAAAACCTCTGGGTCATTGTCGTCAAAATAAACCTCAATCACCCATTGTCCGGCATGCACCTCACCTGTATCGAAGTCCCTCTTTCGCAACACCTTCAGCTCACATGAATACTCAGCGGCCAGCGTGATGATTGCTTGGGAAAATGTTGAATCGCTCATTAGCTTACAGACCTCCCTGCTATCTTCAACGCCTTGACCTTTTTGTGAACCTGCTTCAGAGTTCCCGCCTTCAGGCACCCTGTGAATATATTGGCGTGACGCTTTATGCTCGCATTATTTTTTGCTATCGCCACTTTTCTGCTATTTAACATTATCTTTTTCCTTTTCAAATTAGAGAACAAAGTAGTCCATTTGTGGCTCGTATCCTAACCCTCGAATATATTCAATCGTATCCAGAATATCGCTCCAGACAGACTTCATTTCATCGGAGTCAGAAAGTTTACCCCAATTCAAACCAGTCAATCTCTTGTACTCTTTTTCCATCTCATACAAAGAATCTTGTGCAGTAATCAGAGCGCGTTGTGTTTCGATATAGTTCATTGTCTTTTTCGCTTTAGTTCAAAGGTTTAAGTAATTCTTATATTCATAGTATCGCATACCTGCCCAACAGAGTCAAGTCTATTTTTGGAAATTTTCCAAATTAGCAGATAAAAAACAAGGGGCAGTATTTCATGCCCCTGTGCAATGGTTAATGAGCAGGTGCTTTCTTTCCGTTCTCATCTTCCCATTGCTTGCGTATCTTGATCTGTCTTTTTGTCGTCCATGCCTGCTTGTATTCTGTCTCCTCGAACAACTTGCTGAAGCCAGTGATATGTTTCAACCGGACGATTTCTTCTGCCTCCATACCAAGCTCGTTGCATATCTCCTCGTCAGACCAGCCGTTCTCAAGCATCTCAAAAACCATGTTCGCCATACCATCAACTGAGTGCTTTCCCCTCGCCCGATTATGCCGAACTGTAGAGGCCATCCGGTCGTTCACATCCTTGTCTATCACAACGCATGGCAGAAGCCCATTGCACGCCTCATAAATATCCTTGTTCGCCCTCAACGTCTGGCTACGATGGAACCCGTCGACCACGACATATTGATCCTCGTCAGAATCATATACCGTGACGACAGGTTGCGTGTATCCATCGTGCTTTATGCTCGTGTGCAGAAGCCGCATTTCTACTGGCGCCACGCTGTTGGGATTGTAGTCATTTGCAACCACCTTATCTATGGGTATCCATTGCACATTATCAATAGGCTGGGACGCTTGCGGAGATGACTCATAAAGAAACTGCCTAACCTCCCTTATGACCTCCAGTTTGTCTTGCTCAGTCTTTGCTTTTTTCAACAATGATTGGATGTGTTGTTTCCATTCCATCTTCGCTTACCAAACCTCTCTCTTTGTCATAACAGTAATATGGATTAATCTTGAAGAACACATGTGGACTGACGACAGGCCCCATTCTCCTCCAGCGAACATACGACCCGACCTGTGCCATCTTCTCAAAATTGCCAATGACCGTCGACTCATAATCATTTCTCAAAATGCCTCGGACACAAGCCTTGCAGAAGTCTCTATGAAGTATGGGGTTTATCCCGTAACGAATGTCACCTCTGTCAAAGTATGAGGTGAACCTCTTGATGGCTCGCTCCTCGCTTATCATGTTCTTAAACAAATGATCCCGATACTCTTCCCAGTCCTCGAACATGCTAGGCAAATCCTTGACCATAAAGGCATTCTCCTGAAGATGTCCTGCTGTGTTGATCCCCTCAAGTCTTTGGCACAACTTCGCCCATGTATCCCCTTCGATTTCTTGCAAATAATACAAGACTGTGACAGCCGTCTCGTGATGTACATTTGAACAACGCATGTCCTTAACATTCACGCCATATTGGTACTGATAGTCATACAGCTTGTTGTATGTCCAGTCATTGTCATGTATCGCTTTCCAGACATCCGTGTATGACCAATCATATATGGGATAAAATGTGTACTGATCTTTATCTGGATTTAATGCCTTCCCATAAGTCATCCAATCGAACATCGCCTTGCCTTTGGCAGTTATTGCCATAGCCCTTGCTGGAGACTCCTCACATCGAACACCACCAACGAACGCTGTCTTTTCTGGAAAGTCTTTTCTGGATATTGCATTGAACAAAGCTCCGAACCTGTCCACGCCATAATCATTGACCTTTATGGACAAGTCATCTTGCGGCCTCATCCACTCCTCACCTTCCCCCCAGCAATTCAACCACACATCGTCAGAAGTCGTTGATGTCGCATTGAACAACCGCATAGGAACTTGATACCAGTGTGGCTCAACTCGCTCATCCTCCATAACGCTCTTGACGTAATCGACAGTACACTGCCACTCAGCCTCTTGGTCTATCCACAACACGCGCACTGGAAGCTGCCCTCGCCTCTCAGCAATCTCCAGAACGAGATTGAGGCATACGGTCGAGTCCTTCCCTCCAGAGAACCACACGGCCACCTCATCGAATCTGTCGAATAGATGCTCGATCCTCTTGACCGACATTTCATAAACTGTATCAGCTAGGTAAATCCTCATAACTTCCTGACGCTATAACATAACCCTTGTATTCAGTTACATTTTTGAACCACTTGTACCCTGACTTATGCTTGACTGACGACACTCCCCGATTGACACTCAAGTCTACTGTGCCATCTTCTGATGACCCATCACCAACAACAGAATCCGACGCAAACATAAACCAGAATCTGCCACCCTTCTTCAACTGGAAACGCATCTTAGAAAATGCTTTAGGGTCGACGTAACTGATGGAGCCGAATGTCGCAATTATGTTATCAAACTCATGTGGGTGGTAGAACTCTTCATAGCTACATACCCTCACTTCAGGCTCATGCTTTTTTCTGAACTCCCCAATCATTTCTGGAGACGGGTCAATGCCGACATATCCAGAACGATCAAGCTCACAATTCGAGTATGCGAACCCAGTACCGCACCCTATATCCAACACAGTACCATCTAGTTGTCCGATCTGATTAACGACCCATTCGTCATCCTCTCCGTCCTCTTCCGATGATGTCATAAGGTCATATTGGCTTGCGACTTTGTCATACTCACCGCTTCTCTCGTTCCTTGCAGCATTTATCAGAATCGTCTCATTATCTATGCCGCCAGAAGCAACCACCTCCCTCCAATTTTTTGTGACCGGACACCCCATAGTCCAGAGACGAAGCTCATTTATATTCCAGCACCGATACACCTCATTATTACGCCATCTCAAATCATATCCCCAGTCCCGTATCCGCAAGACAGCATCCATGAAATCGTCATCGTTCCCCCATGTCTTCCTCAATGTATACCAATGAGGATTCGTTCTCGCTGCCGTCTTAGCAAACTTCCACTCAGCACTCAACAATGACGCTGCGATCTCGCACTTTTTCTGGTAATCCATCACCGCCCTAATCCTTCACATAAAAATCTTCAGCGCAATGAGGACAAGTCACCAACCTCTGGGTGTCTGGCTTAACCTCAAACCGCTTGTTCGCTGCTTCCTGTGCTTTGCGTATGTCCTCGTCAGTAACCTCAGCCTGACTTGTAGTCGGTGCCAAATTAGGCTCATACTGAGAACCCACATCAACTGACCCAATGCTCATATCGTTCAACGCCTTGACCATATCACCAACGCTCGCATCCAAAAATGCTGCCCTCTCTGCAAGGTCTCCCAACATCTTCTGGTCGATGTCCGCAAAAGCAGAAATGGGGTCATAAACCTGAAGAAGTTTATCAGCTTCCTGGTCGTCTAAGTCGGTTATCAAAACAGTCCACTCACCGCCAGAATCTTGTCTCATGTGACCGTCGATCAGCGTGAGCTGCCCGTCATTCCGTTCACTGTAATATGCAACTAATGCACCAGCCTTCCCTATCTCCGATATGACCCCACTGAAAGCCTGCTTCTGTGAGTCTGGGTGAACCTTAAAATTGCCATCGTTCGCTTTAAGCTCACTGGCATCCATAGTCCTCACTTCGACGATCCTGTTCTTATCCATAACGCTCCCTCTCTATCATTGCCAGTGCAATTTATTGCACCACCTCTACATCCAGTTTAGTCTCCAGCCACACATGCGCTCCGCAAGACAGAGGCTTATCTGGACTGTACCGTACTCTCGCCACCTCTGTGCCATCGGGCAACCTAAGCACAGCCTCGTGACCATAGTCATTTGTGTTGTATGTCTTTACTGTCAAAACCGGATCGCACTTTCCATTCTTGCGGTTCGATTTTATGACGTGTTGATTGACGTGGATTATAACAGTCTTAGGCATTTACGTTCTCCCAGTGGTCACGCTCTGCCCTATTCTGCCAAATCTCAGTAACGGCTCCAGCATCAATGTGGTGTTGAATATCTATGGAGGTCATAAATGGAGAACCAAAGTCGACCATCACAGTAGCCCCACACTCTGGGCAACAATAGACATCACCGGACTCAGCTTGAACTCCCACATGCTCCATCGCCAACTCAGACACTGCCCTCGTCGAAACTCCCTCCACGATTATGTGTCCTGTCTCTATGCACTTCATCGGCACCTTACATCCAAAGCACACAGGCCTACTTCTTTTCATAATATAACGCCTCCACTCTTTTTGCCAGAATTTCATTCCTCTTATTTCTATGCCTCACAGCAAACAAGGGAATGCTAACATTATCCAATATCTGTTTTACAGAAACCGCAACTTCACAGAGCGACAAGCATGACCGCTTTATGCTCCCCATTTCTAGTTGCAGTTCTTCGACATCTCTCGCCATATATCTCCCATCCGCACGTCCGCTTCAGAAATGTCCTCGTCATTAAAATCGACAGACGACCACACAGTTCTCCCGACAGTTTTCAACTCAGTCACCCACCATAATTTCTCATTCGGGGTATGCCAACCAATGATTACCATAGGCACCTCCTTGCGACCCCGTGATACCCTGCACTTGGTGCTGAACAACACAGCCTTGCCGCCCCAAAACATGTATTCCATAATCCGTGATATCTCATGTTCGGTCGGTTTCCAAGTCTCCAAGTCATCAATCTGTACACTCGCCACAGACCCGTCATTACCAAGCACCCAGTTTACAGGTGTGACCAACTGACCCACCAATAAATTCTCATTGTCATAAAGCTCTCTCAAAGCCCAGACTAAATCCGGAGATGTCTCCTCGACCACGCTTCCATTGAAAGTCATACCCCAAGAACCTCCTCCCACTCAGACACCCCAATCGCCTCATCGCCGACCAGCTCGAATTGTCTCAGGACTTGATTGACCGCACCAACTGCCCCATCCTCGGATCGGACAAACGGCATATAGACAACCCTAGTGTCAGAGCCAATGTCTAAATGCTTATCACATTTTCCCAGACGCTTGTTGACACTGCCCAAGTTATTGTTCCCGACAGGGCAGTTATTGAACGAGTTGAATACGACAGCCCGCAGAAACCACCCACTAAGTACGTTCATTATCCCGCCAATATCCAGAAACGCCCCAAACTCCTTCATACGAACAGTTGTGAATTGTCCTCTGATGCTCCCATTGAAAACGCCATCGCCTTTATTCCACATCAACATCTCGACATTGTACCCCGACTGTTCCAGAATATCGGCAATCACAACAGCGCCAGCACCCCGCCATGCTATCTCTTCAGGACTATCGTCCCCACTGCCATCCAGATTAGTGAGCAGGGTTACATTAGCAGGGCCATTGACCATACCCTTTTGCATTGATCGCCAGTACGGCTCACCGGACATCCACCTATTAGAGCAAACCTCAGAGCCAGAGCTATCTGACCATATTCGCCGCCTCCTTCGTGACTTCGGCTCAGGTAAATCATGCTTCTTCAGTCGCTCCACAATCGACTCCATAGATTCCAACACATCCGGTTCAGGATCAAAGCAAGCAGCCTTCACCTGTTCCCATGTATAAATACTCCTCCCTAGCCATCCATAAGTGTGGACAGAGAACCTATGCTTTTGAAGCCCAGTCCTTGTCTTTTGCCCCAGACAATCTTCCGTGGACTCGACAATATCATCAACAGAATCGAAGTGCATAACGTGTACACTCTCTTCATTATCTCTCACATATTTCATTGATCTTTTCCCTTCATAAAATCGAGGACGGACAGGCACAGGAGACGATGAAAAACCATAACCTGCCCGCCCCCTTAATCACATAACCTTACGCTTCTCATCATCCGACCATCCCGCAAAGAACTTCTCGGAAATTTTATCCAGTCCCCACCCCTTCTGAGTGTGCATCTTGTAGGCACTCTTGATGAACCTTGTAGAACAAACTCGACGCAACTTGTGCATACGAATCTCATTTCTCCATCCGTGAATTGTGTCTAGCAGATTCGCATCGGGACAAAGCATTCTCTCGATCCTCTCGTCATAATCCATCTCGACCGTCCCCATATTGAAGCGATCTAACCAAGCGGCATCTTGCTGATTCCTTCCGACATACATACGGTCAGCACCATTGCCAAATGTGTTGGCAGCACACAGGCAAATAAAGTCGTCATGCTTCTTTGCGACAGGATTGTCTCTACGCAAAGGAACCGCCATTTCCCCATTGCTAGTCGCAGAATTTATCACAAGCAAGGCATTGCTATCGGCAGCGTCAGCCTCATCAAATAACCACACCCCTCCATTCTCAAAGAAGTCCAGAAACTCCGTCCCCTGATAAACCATTTCTCCGGTTTGCAGATTTGGGATTGATCTGCCAAGAAACTCGGCCTCCGACATCATAGCAGAACAACTTATCATCCCAGCTCTCATCCCCAGAATCTTTGCGATCTGCTTGTGCAGAAACGTCTTTCCCGATCCGGCAGGGCCGACCAGCAATACATTCTCCCGTGGGTTTGCAGTGACTAAGTCCAACACCTCCTGAGCCTTCTCGTGAAGCATCTCACCATCAAGCTCGACATCCTCGGCATCGGGCATTTCAACAACGATTCTGTCCGGTGGTATTTTGCTAACCAGCTCCTTCATTGTGTCGGCGAGACTATCCGCTAAATCATTGGCAGCCTTCGTCACTTGCTTGGTAATGTCATCGTCTACATAATCCATAACCTTCGAGGCTATGCCCGCAGTAGCTCGTGCCACCTCACTCTTCAGCAAATCAGTCAAAGAATCCAGTTCGCTCGGCAACCCATCGCTTGCCTCCCCTTGCCCATTGCCTTCGATTGAACTATCTGATTCGACTTCAGAGCCGCCCAGCTCGTCGTCTGCGGCGTCCTGTGGTGCCTCGGCTTGTGTCGAGTCCTCTCCACCTAATGATTCGTTAGGCGAAGGCTCAGGAGCTTCTCCGTATATCGCCGATCCTGACCCGCAGTTATTTGCAGTTTCGGCGCCATCCTCAATCAGACTCCCGCCCTCTATGTATTCAGGATCGTGCAAGACATCGGAGATTTTAGCCATCTCCCCATCCCGCCCCATAGTAAAACCTTCAGGAAATTGACACCCCACATGCGCCCATCGAACAAAGTTTTCATAAGGCACAGGCACAGGCTCAACAGTAGAACCAGCCGGTATTTCTTCCCCACATCGACAGCAAGCCTTTTGGCCATACTTGTCGATTCTGTATTTCTCGTGATTAGTATTCATCGTCTCACCCATTCTCTCTCATAAATTAAAATTGGTCAGGGGGCAGATAGCAACGAGAGAGTCTGTCACTATCATCCCCTCCCCCTGACCTTCCCAGTTTCAACAACTATCAGACTCTGCTGACAGTACATCTATCTTGTTCTCCAGTCGCCGGATTTCAGCACGCAGTTGCTCATTGCGTAAATACAAATCAGTGATCCCTTGACACATAGCCATTCGGCGATCTGCCTCAGACTTGAATGCCCTCACGACATCAGCCTCATACTTGTCAAGCTCATACTCGCTGACTTCATCGGCAGTCAAGATTTTATACCAGCGATAATTCTCGCCATTCGGAGCAACTCTGCTATCAGCGTCATACTCGAAACTCATAAATTTTCCCTTCCAAAAAACGACCACCCGCCGGATTCAACGGGTGGCCTTCAACCTCCCGCAGCAATTTTTTTACTACAGGATTTTTTACTTTACTAAACAAACAACAAGTGTGACTCAGCGTGGCTCAGTAGATTTCGGAAAACCGAAACGGTACTTGCAGGCAACGCTTGGCGAACTTCACGTTGGTTCAGAACAACTTCCAAAAACTCAACAACTTTTGGAGCCTTTGCAGACAGGGCGTGAGTCAATCGACGATTGAATTCATTAACAAACTCGCTTTTGTTTCCCCGTACAACCATTTCAACCAAGTCAGATTCTTTTGCCAATTTTTGTAGGTCGTGTGCCATCGTCTTTTCCTTTGCGGTTCTTACCGCCGTTTGTGTTAGTTAATCTCAACACAAGTAATATCGCATATTTACAGATCAGAGTCAACACTATTTTTGGATTTTTTCCAAATTTACATTCAAAAAAAACAAAACGCTTTGTTCATAGGGGTCAGACGTTGAAATAATTTTCAAAGCATTTCTTCAGTTGGGTATATTTGCGTTCGATCTGTTTCTTGCCATTGCCCGCGCAGTGAATAAACTGAACGCCGCCTCTGCGAATCATCATTGATCTGATAGTGCCATTCGGAATCCAGTTCCATTTTGTATCAAGCTCGCTTACTGGAACATCGCCAGAATCTATCGAGTCAGAAACAGGCTGTTGCTCGTACCACGTCCCGCACTTCTTCCAGTCACTGTTCTCATAAACTCCCTCAAGCCACTTCCTATGCTCCCTCGGCACCACCATAACTCCAGTTTGCCAATGGTCATCCTCACGCCTCAAGTTTACAGAATCCCAATCCACATACTTATGAATTGGCTCGGCCTCCGGCATTATGAAAACGTCCATATCAAGCATAAGCACATGGCTCACATCTTTCGGGACGACATGGAAGGCTAACAGCTTTTGCCAT